GAGCCAGCTTCAAGCTGGACGCCGGTGATGTAGAAGGTGGCTCCGTTGGTGCCGACTACGCTGGTTGCGCCGGTGGCGGTGATCAGGTTGCTGCCCGCCCAAGAACCTGCGGTGCCGCTATAGGTTGAGCCAACGCCAAGACCAAACTGAATGCGTATCCCCGTGCCCGTTCCTGTTTCCCAAGAACCCGTCGTGTCGCCAGCAATCGTGAGGGTTTTTTGCTCCCACGTGTTTGCTGCGCTGATGGTGTAGGTAAATGGGTAGGAGCGATTTGTGGCGTTGTTTTGCAGCGATCCACCAAACGTACCAGTTAGTGAAGAACGAACCCAAAAAGAGATCGTGATAGTTGCTGCTCCTGCGGCACCAAACCCAAGGTCTGCAACGTTGTTGCCCTCAATCATCTGGTAGATCATGTAGTAATCACCAGCAGCAACGGAATATGCAGACTGGCTAGTTACCCCAAGGTAATTTTTAAAACCAGCCGGAGGAGTGACAGACCCAGCGTTTTGCTGCGCGATTAGTTTGCCAGTAGTGCTCTGGCTGACTGCCCAGCGGTCTAAGGTGTAGCCGCTAATCGTGTTGGCCGTAGCCGCCCCAGCATTGCGCTGGTCGATCCGCATATCGCCGTTGATGATGCGGTTCCTGAACCCCATCGAGTTGGGCGGGCTGGCGACCCCGGAGAAGACAGCATTGCTGCCGCCGCTGGCGTCTTGGTAGGTGTTTGCTTTTACGAGGCTCATGCCAGTTGCTCCTCAGTCGGACGCGCAAGCGTCGGGTGTTCCCACTTGGCGATGTAGTCACCTTTGCCGTCGCTGTCGTTTTGCAGCGTGATGACGGTCATGAAATCACGATCCGAGAGTTCAGGGTACAAGGCTTTGATTTTTTCGTAGAGCGTCATCATGCGGCCCTCACCATAGCAGCGGAAAAGAATGTGTTAGCCACGGAGCTTCCTTCAATCGACGCAGAACTTGCAACGATGTAACCGAAAATTTCAACGTAGTCGGTTGTCCCATTGAAGTAAACAACATTCGAGACATTGACGCTCATCCCCGTGCCTGCGGTTATGTAGCCGCCATATTTAAATGCGCTACCGTTCTTGAAAATTGCGATGGAGGCTTGGGTTGGGGAACTAGATGGGCCGTTGTTCAAACTGCCATTAATTTGGTAGTACCCGGCCACATTGGGCGTGAAGCGATAGTTTGTGGTGCTGTCATAGCAGTTATTGGTGTCGAACTCCTCCACGTTGAACTGAATCTTCGTGTAGACGCCGCTGGAAATTGCTTGGTTGCCGCTGCGATAAGCACTAAACGCCGGGCCGTTGCCGCTCACGCCAGAAGCCAGCATGGCCTGAGAAACAACCGCCGTCGAACCCGTGGTGATCACCGTCCCGCTGTTGTCCGGCAGGTCGAGTGTGCGGTTCGTGTTGCTGTTGGGCGAGGCAATCGTGAAGATGCCCGTGCCCGAGGCGTTGCCTTGGATTTTTACTTGACTCATTGTGCGGCTCCTTCAAGCGCGGCGATGCGGGCGGTCAGGGAGGTGATGAGGGCTTGCTGTTCCTGAATCGCAGCGGTCAGCGTGGCGACTAGGAAGCTGGTGTCAATGCCTTGGTACTGTGGGTTGCCTTCAGCGTCCACTGCGTCTTTCTCGCCGGTCACCGCGTCAGGGCAGACCGCTTGCAGTTCATGGGCGATGAAGCCTTGGCCGTCTGTGTTGTCCGATTTCCACTTGTAGGTGACCGGCTTGAGCGCCGCGACCTTGGCAAGTGCCCCAACCATCGGCGCTACGTCCTTTTTCAGTCGATAGTCGGAGGTGGTGTTGTAGGCAACGCTGTTGTCGTTGGTTCGGGCGATATATCCAATGTCCGTCGTGCCTGCGTTGTTCAAGAAAAGAATCTGGTTGAAGAAACCGCTGGTGCCGCCGTTGTTGTGCACTGCAACCGGATTACCCCCCGAACGCCTAACCTGCAAACTGGACGTAACGCTCATACTCGTCGTCCCCACCAGCACGTTCCCGCTGGAGGTGATCCGCATACGCTCTACTTCCGCATCGACAGCCCCAGCGGTATTGGTGTAGAAAACCAAAGCTAATTCGTTGGCGTCCACTGCCTCCTCAAGAGCTTGAATCTTTGTTGTGCGAACCCCTGCGGAGTTGGTGATGCTCAGCCGCAAATTAGCAGAGGTTGCCGCGCTGATGTTGTGGGGGGTGATGACCTCAATACCACCGCCGCTGGGTGCGCGGACATCTAGCGTTGCTTCGGGCGAACTCGTCCCGATGCCCACGTTCTGCGAGCTATTAACACGCATCGCCTCCGTGCCGCCCGTAGCAATAGCCACCGTGTCAGCAGCCGGGAAGAATACGCCGGTGTTGGTGTCAGCGCCCTGGACGGCAGGCGTCCCGGCGCTTCCATCAACCCCCGCGATCCCCGTTGTTCCGTTAATCGTTACAGGCATAGCCTCTCCTTAAATCACAGTCCAGACCGAGCCGCTTGGCACAGTCACAGTCACGCCGCCGTTGATAGTGATCGGCCCAAACGTGCCGGCGTTCTTGTTCGTGCTGATCGTGTAGTTGGTCGTCACAGTCTGATCGTTCTCGATGAACACAGCATCAGCGCCGCCACCCGTAGCACCACCGCCAACCGCGCCCCAGGCGCTGCCGTTGTAGATCTCGGGCTTGCCAAGCGTGGTGTTAAAGCGCAGGAAACCAGTAGCCGGCGAGCCATCTCGCTGTGCCGTCGTGCCCACAGGCAACTTGCCTGAACCTGTGTTGCTGGTCTTCTCAACCACCAGGGCCGGGTCAACTGACACGAAGCCCCAGGCCGAGCCGTCGTACACCTTCACGCGGTTGGACACTGTGTTGAAGTACAGGTCGCCCGCCGTCAGGGCATTGCCGTCGTTGTCCAGCGTAGGGTCGCTAGAGAACGCGCCAAGGAAGATGTCGGTGAAGGAATCCAGCGCGGCCTCCGCAGCGGTCTGGGCCGTCTGCGCTGCCGTGGCGCTGGTGGCGGCATTCGACGCCGAGGTGCTGGCAGCAGACGCAGAGCTTGCAGCATTGCTGGCTGAAGTGCTGGCATTGCTGGCGCTGGTCGAAGCAGAACTTGCTGAGCTGGCCGCGTTGCTTGCAGAGGTGCTGGCAGAGCTGGCGCTGTTGCTGGCGTTCGTTGCCGAGGTAGCCGCTGCCGAGGCGCTGTTGCTGGCATTGGTGGCCTGGGTGCTGGCCGTGCTGGCAGACCCGGCAGCAGCCGTGGCAGATCCAGCAGCCGCCGTTGCAGAAGATGCTGCGTTGCTGGCCGATGTGCTGGCGTTCGATGCCTGGGTGCTGGCCGTCGAGGCAGAGCTGGCAGCGTTCGTGGCCGAGGTCGAGGCGTTGCTGGCGCTGGTGGCGGCAGCCGAGGCAGACGCAGCAGCAGCAGAAGCCGATGCGCCTGCGCTGGCGTTGTCCACGATCAGATCCCACTTGGCCGAGTCAGCGTTGCTGCTGATCGGCGTGGTGCCGCTCGAGGTGTGTGCGGTGTTGGCGTAGTAGACGTTGCCGTTGCTGGCGTCCTTGACGATGTCGCGCTTGTTGTACGCCACACCGGCGGCCCAGTTGCCGCGGTTGTCACCGATCACCTCGCCGGTCACCGGGTTGCCGTTGCTGTCGAAGGCCAGCGTCTTGTTGGCCCGCACCGATGCGCGGGGCAGCGTCATGTTGATGCTGGTCGGATCGGTCTGCGGGGCCTTGAGCGCCCGGTCAACAGCCTCGGCGTTTTGCTGCGCGAAGATGGTCTGTTGATCCATTTCGTCGTTGACCGTGTTGGCGAAGAAATCGCCGCCGGTCACGAAGTCGGTGGTGCGCTGGATGGTGCGGTTGCCAACGATGGCGATCTGAGTTGCGCCAGTTGGCGTGGCCGTCAGCGTGACATAGCCGGTGCCGTTGGCGTTGATGGTCACCGTGTAGTTGGTGGTCAGCGTCAACAGCGTATCGTCCCGGTAGACAGCGATGTCGGTCGCGGCCAGGATCTCGAAGGTGAAGTTGTACGGGCCGGTGCCGCTGGCAGCCAGCACAACCCGGCGAGGCACGTTGGAAATTGGGACGCCCATGGCTCAATCCTTCCTGTTGAAAATTGTACGAACTTAGCGCCCGTATGTGCGTGCGATCTCGCGGTTTCGTCGCATTGCCGCCGCAAGGTCTGGGAACTCCACAGCCGGCATGATTCCCTCGGGGTCGCCCACCATCTGTGCCTTGGCTGCACTGCGATATCGCTCCACGATGGCGGCGATCATCTTCTGCTTGTCGCCCTTGAGCAGGGGCTGGCCGGCGACTAGGGCATCCTGCTCGGCAGCCGCCAGTTCAAACGGGATGGCCTGCTCGAGGTTCATGCCGTCCATCAGGATCTCCTGGCCGGCCAGGCGCTTGAAGCGGTTGATCTGCTGGGCCGACAGGCGCACCCCGTCCCAGGTTTCGCTGGCGCGGGGGATGCCGTAGTCCAGGGCCACCAGGACTTCGTCCACCTCCGACCGCTTGCCCTCGCGGGCCTGGATCACGGGCGACCAGTTGAGCCAGTTATCCAGCCCGCGGGTGTCCACCTTGACCTCGCGGCCCAGCTCGTCCAGCAGGGGCGGCACATCGGCAGACACGCCGGGGATGCGCGACATGATCCGCTGCTTGGTTTCGTAGAAGGCCCGCAGCCCCGCCGGCACATCCATCTCGGCGGCCTTGACGTTCGACCGGGTGGGATCCACCAGGCGCTCGATGTGGCCCATCAGGGTCGAGTTGGTGAAGCCCACGCCAGGTGTGCCGGTATAGACGAAGTTCGTATATTGGCGGGCCAGGCCGTCGAAGACCTGCACCAGCTTCTCGCCGGTGTCGGTACTGCGCGAGCGGGCGATGGACAGCAGCTCCCCGATAGCCTGCAGCATGGGCAGGTTGGCCATGTACTCGCCGGTGGCGGTCATGCCGGCCAGGGCCATGCGCTGCCAATCCTCCATCCCGGGGTGGCGGTCGAACTTGGCGGCATCAGCCATGTCAGCGCCCATTGCAAACACCATGCTGACAGGATCGAAGCGGGCGTAGCTGACGTAGATCTTGTCCGAGCCGACGCTGACCTTGGTGATGGCCCGCAGGCGCTCGATGTTCTCCTCGCTGATCTCGCCCTTGTCGAAGACCAGGGAGTACTTCTGCCAGCCCAGGCGCTCGAGGGCCTGGCGATCCTCGGTCTGCGACGGGCCGCTGCCGGTCACCCGGTTGTCTAGCGCCAGCATGGCAGAGCCGGTGATGGCCGAGCCGCCCATGGACAGCCTGGCGATGGCCACATCACGGTGCCGGCCTCCCTTGCTCCACAGGTCGTAGAAGCGGGGGCTGACCGCGTTCAGCACGGGGATGTAGCTGCTGCCCTCGATGAACAGGTTGGTCACCGTCTTGGCGAACGGGACAATCATCTTGATCGGGGCCAGGTTCAGGATCTGGTTGCTCCAGTAGTAGGTTTCGCCTAGCACGCCCTGGCGGTCGATCTTGGTCTGCAGGGTCACCATGTCGCGCAGGGAATCGATGTTCTCCTGCATGGCGCGGGGGCGCTCGGTCAGCAGCTGGGCACCCTTGGCCTGCACCTCGGCGCGAGCTGCAGCCGGATCCATGCCGGCAGCGATCAGGCGGTCGTACTCCTTGTTGAGGTACGTCCAGGCCTCCTGGTGCAGCTGCATCCTGGCCACGATGCCGCCCACAAATTCGTCGGCAGCAGCGATGGGCCGGAAGCTCATAATGTCCTGCACGAAGCCCAGGCCCTCGATGGCGCGGCCCACCCAGCTGTCGCGCAGGTCGGGGGTGCGGTAGACCTCCCTGCCGAACAGCCGGATCGGGGTGTCGGACAGGTACTCGGCAGACAGCGGGTTCAGGGGCCTGTTGGTTTCGGTGAACTTGCTCTCGCCGCCCCTCTTGATGGCCTCCTTGGCCAGCTCCCAGCCGTCCAGCATCCCGTTCTTCAGGCCGCTCAGGGTGGCCATGATGTCGCCCATCTGGTAGCGGTCAGGGTCGGTGCCGGGGATGGCGGTGCGGATGCGACCGATGCCAGTAGCCAGCGCCCGCTCCAGGGGCTGCAGGGCACCGAAGACGCCGCTGCCAGCCAGGTTGTAGGCATGGGTAGCCGGGTCGTTGAGCAGGTGAGCCTGGAAGGTGTGGAACCAGATGTCCCTGATCTTTGCCCCCAGGCCGACCTCGATGAGGGCGTTCTTGCCCTTGCGGGTCGGGGTTTCTAGGTAGTCCACGGCCAGCTGGTACAGCACGCGGTCGGACTGATCGGCTCCCAGCTCGTCCAGGGCGGCGCGGACATCGCGGGTGTCCAGGCCAGGCCCCTTGTCTTTCACGCGCTTGAAGACGTTCAGGGAGCGGGCCACATCGGTCTGGATGCCCTTGAGCTGCTCCACGATGATCTTGTGCTGGGCCAGGGCCAGGCGCAGATCCAGCTTGCCCTGGTCGTCCAGGGTGCCGTCCTTCATCTTGGTGAACAGGTCATCCAGCTTCTTGGCGCTCTCGTCATGCACCACCACCGCGCCGGCCAGCTGCTTGGCCAGCTGGCTGCCGCCGACGGTGGCCTCCATGCTCTCGCCGGCCAGGGCGCGGTTGAGGAACTGCTCGGGCACGCCGGCGTTGATGGCCTGGGTGTAGATCGACCGCAGGGACATCGAGGGGGCCTGCTCTGCGAAGTTGTCGCCGGCAGCGCGGATGGTGGCGGCCAGGCCCTCGTTGTCAGTCCAGGCGCTGGAGATCGGGGTATCGGGCGGGGCGGCGCGGCCAGCACCGGCAGCCTCCAGCATGGCCCGCTCGGCAGCGATGTCGTTGACGGTTGTGATGTCCACCGGGCGCAGCGGTGGGGCTGCAGGCTTGACCGGGGCGGGTGCCTTGGGCGTAGTCACCGGGGCGATAGGCGTGGCACCAGCGGCAGCCGGGGGAGGGGCTACCTTGGTGACCTCGTCAACCAGCCTGGGTTTCTTGGCAGCGCGTGCGCCGCTCTTGGTCAGGCCTTCCAGCAGGCTCAGGCCGCCGCTCACAAGGCCGGCGACCTGGACTTCCTCGGGGAGTTCTTCTTGCGCGACGGCAGGCAGGCCAGGCTGCGGGGTGCCCTCTATGCTTGGCTCCAGCTCCGGCTCAACCGGCGTGGACACCATGTCATTGAGGCGTTGCTCAAGCGGTGGGATGGCCATCACTTAGCTCCTTTCTGAGGAGCCGGACGGCCCCCGCTTACTTCTTGTCCTGCGAGGATTCCTGCTTGGCGACTGCGCCGGTCAGGTACAACTCTTGGAATGACTTGCCCGACTTCTCCGCTTGTATTTGATTGCGGAGCGCCTGCACCAGGGGATCTTGCTCCCCCTTGCGCTTGATCAGCCTGTCCAACTGTTCTTGCAAGGTACTCATCGTAATCACTCCTAAAGAAGACCTTGGTGTCGTAATACACCAAGCGTGCATCAGACACATTGCCCTCTCTCATTATATCGCCAACAATATCTTGAAAGAGATCTTCTTTTTGCTGCATGGTTGCAGCCCGATTTGCGGCGTTGAATGAATCGTCAAACTCCGGGATGTATTGAAAACGAATGCCATTTAGTCCTGCTGTATCAGCGCCGCCAGATCTAGCCTGGACATTGATGCGGTCGTTGAAGCGCATATCGGTCACATAGGTAAACCCGTCTACCCCGTACTGGCGCAGCTTCTCTGTCACCTTCTCCATCTGCTGGGGGGTGATCTTTTGCTTGAAGTAAATTTCGACACCTGGCCGAGCATTCGGGCTGGTTCCGTCTTTAAGCACCTTTGACATGAACACGGCATCCTGGTCATAGGCTTTTCCCTGCTCAACTAGCCGTCGCTCCAAAGGCGCGGGGTTGAAGTTTTGCCGGGTCACAAACTCGGCATTCAGCGCCCGCTCGGTCTGGGCCATGAATGATCCGTAGGTGTTGGCCAGGTTGTAGGTCACCACTGCGGGGTCGGCGCGGACCACATCATCCAGCTCTGCAGCCAGCTCGGCCTGGGCATAGTTGCTCATCGGCCTGCCAGGCCGCTCGCCGGACACGCCCAAGCTGTAGCGCTCCACCGGGGCCTTCATTTCCTCGAGCTTCTGCTGGTTCTCGGCGCGAGTGGCCTCAAACCCTTCTCTTGCTTGTTGTACGCGCACACCGTACTGCGGCGGTCCAGTGAACCCGTCAGCCGCCTCGGCTTCATCCACTCGGCGCATTGCCGGGGGCTTGAACCCCTGGTTGATCTCGCGGCGTGTTTCCTTGACGGCCATGGGATCTGCAGCCCCGGCGAACGACATCTCGAAGTCCAGCGAGCCGCCTTCGCCCGCCTTGGATGTCCAACCGTTATTCGTCCAGCGCTCCTTCTCGATGAACCAGGCCACGGCCTGAAGGTCATCGGGTCCAAGGTCTCCGATCTCGGGGGCGATGTTCTTTACGATGTTGCTGCTGTTGATGTCGCCAGCAGCCTGCCGGAACACATCCTGGCCGAACCCGAACTCGCTGCCGACCTTCGGGTCATACAGGGTCGAGCCGACCAGGTGCTTACCTGCCACGCCTTTCTCGGCTGGGGGCGGGATGCGCGGCAGATCGGCCAGGCGGCGCAGCATCCGAGCGGCCCACACATCAATCGTTGCCTCGTTCGTCAGGCCGATCAAGTTGCCGGTAAAGTTGGGCGTCTTCGGGGAGTCGCCAGCCTTCACGGCGCGGAACATATCCAGCAGGGCGCCCATGGACGCGGGGCTATTTGCGTTGAAGAGCTGGCCGCTGGCCTTGGTGATCAGCGGGAACTCGCCGGTCTTGTGCAGCTCGGTGAGCGTCTTCGCGTCCACCGGCATGCCTTCCTTGATGCGCCGCTCAAACGCGGCCAGCTCGTTGTCATACTCACCGCGGGAGAATCGGCGCAGGATCTCGATGGCGTTGTCGAAGTTCTGCTCGACGCCGGTCTGCGCGGACGTAGTGCCCAGGACATCCGCAAAGGCATCACCGATGCCGCCGAACTCGGCACGCAGTCGGTCACGCATCGAGCGATACCAGCTCGCCTGGCGCAGGATCTCAATCGCCGCGGCATCACCCGCAGCCGCACGGTTCACCACCTCCTGGACTTCGCCCACCAGCTTGGACGACAGCGCAGCCTGCCAGTCGGCCTTGCTCACGCCTTCAGGCGGGGTGTGGAAGTTGTAGGCGATCTTGGCAGGCTCGACCTCGGCCAGGGTCTCCTTGGCCTTGTTCTTCTTGAAGGTGATCTTGTTGGCTTCGATGGTCGCCCAGCCGTCGGCCTCCGGGTAGGAGGTGTGCATATCGCTGACCGCTTTGGTCGCCAGCTCTCGCTTGGCCGGGTTGCGTCCAGCGGAGTTGATCACCACGCTACGCTCATCCTTTGTAAGTGGAGGCGCTACGTTCGTCACCGAGCCAGGCGGTACCACGTTCATCGGGCGCACAGCCTGCGGGATGAGTCGAGCAGCAGGGCCGGTGCCTTGTGTCATGGCCTGGTCGATTGCCTGACCGACAGCTCTCGCGCCTGCCTTCACTCCCTTGACGCCAACATCAATCGCCCCAGGCAACGGGGCAAGTTCTCCGAATGCCTGGCCGACATTGGCGCTCTGCGTCCTGATCGCTTCGTTCCTTGAACCAGGCGGCGCGACGGGAGGAAGCTCAACCTGAACATCGGTAAAGGGAATGCGGAATCCCTCTTTGCTGATCTGTTCTGTGGTCGCCATCCGGGTCTTTTCTTTCATGCCAGCCAGGAAGGCGTCGATACGACTCTGGTCTTCAGGACGGTTGAAGATGGAGCGCAGGCCACGGCCCAGCATCTCGATGTCGCCTGGCAGGCCCATCGTCTGGGCGACAGCACCACGCACAGTACCAGCGCCCATGTCAAACAGGGCCATGCCGGCGTCCGACATGGTGAGCTGACTGCCCCTGCCGCCACCTCGTCCACCCATGGCCAGTTGCACGCCGTCCATGCCGGCCTGCTCCTCGGGTGGCGGCGCGGCAGGGTAGTCGCGCTCCAGCGACCAATCAATGAATGCGGAGTCGAAGTCTTTGGCGATCATTCTGCGTCCAGCTTCTTACGTTGCTCGGAGATGGCCCGGTAGCTCTGCCGGATGGCGTCAACGTCTTCGCGGCGCAGACCGAGTGCGGCTGCGCGAGAGGCGATGTCGTTCACATCCATGTCGTCGGTGAACAGGACACCCGTCTTGCGGACAGACCCATTCGATCCGTAGTTCGTGTTGAGGTTTTCCACCAGGCGCTGGATGGTCTTGTTGGCATCGGAGTCGCGCCGGCCCTTAACCACCTTCTCAGCGATCTGCATCTTTGTCGGTAGCGGCTTGTTGTCTTTGCGTGCAGCCTCAACAGCTGCAACATACTCGCGTTGAAAACGGCGCTCCATAGCGGAGTAGGCATCGTTCTGACGCTGCGAGATATTGAACTGGCCGGGGATGATCTTGGACTCGGTGCGGAACAGGCGGTCAATATCGCGCTCTTCCTCGTTGGTGCGCGAGATATAGAAGCTCAACACGCCTTCGTTCAGGCGCTTGTAGCCGATGCCCAGCTCCTTGGCCCGCTTCTCGATAGACGCGGGATCCGGGTGCAGGCCCTGCATGATCTCGGTCTTGAGAACGAACTCGGCGCGAGGGTTGGCCTGCTCCCCGCCGGCACGCTTCTGCGGCAGGTCGAACACGCGCTCGGGGCTAATGGCCTTGGGGTTGCGGATGCTGATCGCACGCAGCTGATCCAGCGCGGCCTTGCTGCCGGTCTGGAAGTACTGGGTTTCCAGCTGCGCCACCTGCACAGCATCGGCCTGCAGCGCGTCCTTGGCCGCCTGATCGACCGCAGCCTGGCGCTCGGTCACCAGCGTCCGCAGGTTGCTGCGAACCTGGGCCTTCTCGTCAAAGCTCATGCCGACCCACAGCTTGGACATCTTGCCGGCGTCCATGGCGTCCAGGCGCTTGATAGCAGCCAGCGGGTCACCAGAGAAGTCGGTGCTGCCGACGTAGGCAGACACAGCGCCGACGCGGGCTTTCTTGAGTGCTTCCTCTGCTTTGGTGCTGTACTGGGCCTGGATGGCAGGATCATTGAAGCGTGCAGCACTGCGAGCGATTTGGTTGCGGAAAAAGCCGGCAAAAGCCTCGAAATTGTCGGGATTGTTAGCTGCGGCCTCCTCCATGAGCCGCACCTCTCGGTCGAAGTCCATGTCGAACAAAATTCGCTGCTTGTTCAGCTCGCGCTTGGTTTCAGCCTCGATGGCCGACTTCAGCACCACGTTGCCGTGCGTGGCCATGGTTGCCCGGAACTTGTAGGCGGCCTCGGGATCGACCTTGGCAAGCGTTCGACCCAGGCCGTCGGTCATCGTTCTGATCTTGGTCAGCACCTGCTCGGAGTTGGCCTGGCCTTGCTCGACCTGGGTGAGCAGCTGCACCAGCTCGTTGCGGCCCTCTGTCTCGAAACGATTGGACAGCTCCAGGGCGCGGGCCTTCTGCACCGCCTGCTGGAACACGCTGACCGGGTTGTCGCCAAGCCTGAGATCGGCCAGGTTCCCGTTCTTGGCGGCCTCGAACTGCTCGGGGGTGAGCGGGTTCTCGGCAGCGAACTGCAGGCCCTCCCGCTCGCGCTGCCGGAAAGCCTCTCCAAACAGGCTGGCGCTCATGCGGTCGAGCGCGTCTGCGATCTGGCCGGAACCCTGCGCCTCTGCACGCGAGCCGATGAAGTTGACCTCCTGCACGCCCACGCGCTGCATGGGTACGTTGCCGGGGGCGCGAATGTCTACGCGGCCAGATTCAATGCGTCCTGTTGCCATCTATTAATCCTCTCTGCCGTAGCGCCGCCAGTTCGCCAGCGGATCTTTCGGGCCGGTGCTGAACGGGTCAGCCTTGGCTAGATTCATCGCCCCGCGGGCCAGGGTGAAGTTGGCAAGCATCCCGCCGGCACGCCGTGCAGCACCAGCTGCCTGGCCGTACTGGCCAGCCTGGCGCTGGGCCTGGAACAGGTTGAGCGTGTTCTGCAGCTCGGTGGACTGCAGCAGCGCCGAGGCGTCTTCGAAACCCAGCACGCGGGCAGACAAGGCGTTCAGCTCCGCAACGTCCACATCACGCATGGTGGCGGCCACGTTCTCGCGCTGCACCGCCTCGATGGAGCCCGTGCCCAGGGCCACGCCGCTGGCCGCCGCACGGGCACGCAGGGCGGCATTGGTCTGCCTCATGTTCCGCAGCAGAGTGTTGCCGGCGATCTGCCAGTTGCGGGCGTCCGTCTCAGCCTTCTGCAGCATCCGGCCCGTCTGCACGGCGGCGTAGGTTTCGTCCAGATCGGCACGCACCTCGGCCACCGCCAGAGTGTCGCGTGCTTGCAACAGGTAGCCGGTCTGCTGCTGGATCGCCTGCGCCCGCTGCATCTCGGAGGATGCGTAAGCGTCCAGAATGCCGCCGACTGCTTGCGCTTGTCCTAGTGTGATAGCCATGGTCAAGTTCCTGCGTGAACCGCCACGCGGTAATCAAGCCCCAGCAGAGTCATCTTCAGGGGCAGGTTTTGCGACACCTCAATGGCCTGCTCGCGGCTGTAGCCCAGCACGCCATTGACGCGCTTGATCCCGGTGAAGGTCGGCTCCGGCTCATCCAGCAGCGGGTTGTCGAACAAGCGGAAGGCCACCGGCTGGTTGTTTAGCAGCAGGTGCTGGGTGTCCTTGACCACCGCGTTGATCTCGACGATGCGCTTCTTGAAGGCCACCCGGTTGCCGGTCTGCAGCCGGATGTCCACGGGCATCGTCTTGACGTAGACCGTGATCGGCAGGCCCACCTCGTAGCTGGTGGTGCTTGCCCGGTCGAAGGTGACAGCGCCGCCGCCGCTGACGGTTTCATTGCCCTGGGGCACGCCGTCACAGATCACGTTCAGCGACTTGCCGATGTGCGGCAGGCCGCTGGCGCTGGCGGCCGCCCCGCCCGTGAATGCACAGTCGGTGTACAGGCTGTCGCTGAACAGTTCCACAAAGTACCTGTCCACGCTGTTGAACCGGCGCTTGGTGACGCAGTAGATCTGGGTCACATCCACGCCAATGTCCAGGAATGTGCCGTCGGTGGTGAACTCGCTGGGGCTGGTGATCTGCTGCGAGCGCATCAGCGAGAAGACCGCCAGGCTGCCGTCGGACTCATTGGTCAGCATCAGCAGGTCGGCCTCGTCGGTGCTGGCGGCCCGGCGTAGGGCGATGCGCTGCGGGGTCTTGAGCAGGTGGCCTGACAGCAGCGAGATGCGGTTCGTGACGTAGGTCGCCTGGGTGTCAGTAAAGATGAACTCGTTGAGCGACTTGCCCTGGCGCTGGATGTAGACCGAGCCGGACTCGAGGGTCAGCACCCTGGTGCCAGGCTTGATGCCGTTCCTGCTGACGTTCTTGAAGGTGAAGGTCAGCGGGGTGATCGGGTCGCTGTCGCGCTGCGGCACGAAGAACTCGCCGCCGGTGGTGAAGACTTGGAAGTCCCGCGAGCTGATGATGTCGGTAATGACGTTCAGATCGTTGGTGTCCAGGGTCGCCTCGACCGCATCATCGTCTAGGGACTCGGTCGGCACGAACTCGAAGAACAGGCCGATCTTGCTTCCCCAGATGGTGGACGGTCGAGACTTGCTACCGCCGAAGTACAGCCGACCCTCATGGAAGGTGACCGACCGCGGCCATCCCTTGGTGCTGCTCCACACATCCTCGTAGCCATGTTCCAACTCCCAGCGGCCAGCGTCGATTGCGGAGGTGTTGAAGAACGGGTACTCGGTGATGGCCTCGACCACCGTGGCCGACACATACCGCACGATGCGGGCACGGCCCTGGGGCGTGGCGTTGACGTACTGGTTGACCGCCTCGGTCGTCCAGCTTGTGATGCTGTAGGTGCTGGTGTTGTCTGGCGTGGTCGTCCAGGCCCGGTCAACGGTGGCCACCTTGGTGGAGCCGACGTAGTCCTCGATGATGCGGATCTGGCCAGCGCCTGTGCCGCCTGTGATGGTGATGTACAGGCCGTTGAAGTAGTCGTCCGTACCGCTGGATGATCCCTTCAGCGTGATGGTGGTGCTGGTTCCAGCCTGGGCCGTGCCGGTGTCGTGCTTGGAGCTGGTGGTGGTCAGCGTGATGTTGCCGCTCACCGCAGACGGGGTCAGCGACTCCGAATTGTTCGTGTGCGTGTCCAGGTTGAAGGCGTACTTCGGCACGCTGTCGAAGGTAATGGTGCTGGCCGTCCAGGCCGTGTCGCTGGTGCGCGTGATACGCACCGGCTGCAGGTCAGGATGCACAACGATCAGGGTGTCAGCCGACTGCGTCCAGCACATATCGTCCACCATGTCGCTGGTGACGCTGGTCGTCAGGTAGTTGTTGCCAGAGCCGTTGATGTTGGCCTGTACCACCCCGTTCTTGATGACGTACATACGCTGGTGCGTGAAGCACAGCATATAGCTGTCGGTCACCGAGAACTGGAAGGGCACCAGGCGCACGCCGTTGCCGGCGCTGGCCGTGCTGGTGTTGGGCAGCTCCAGGATGTGCTTGGTGCCAGGCCGACGGCGCAGGCCGCCCTGGGGCTGGATCAGGACGTTGGTGGCCTTGGCCAGCGCGTTGTTGTACTGCTCGAGATCGACACGCGCCCGCATCAACGGGTCAAGCTCGCCCGTCGAGAAGTTGGTCTGCAGGTCAACAAAGCGAGACATCAGTACCTCGCCGTGATGAGGGTGTAGTCGTCAATCACCTTGATGGTGTTGTTCGCGCCGTCGATCTGGGTGGCCTGCCGGAAGTAACCGCCACGCCCGTTCTCGCTCGGCTCGCCCAGCGCCATGCGCCGCCAGAAGCCGGCCTTCTCGGCCTGCTCGGTGATCGGCTCGGCAATGTGCCAGGCCACCTGGTACTTGAGCAGCTGCACGAAGTACTGCGGCATGGCGAACTCAGGCGTGCTGTACTGGTAGTCGATGTAGACCGACTCCAGGTTTGTCAGCACTTGGTCGCCCTGGATCTCCCATTCCTTGCGCGGCGTGGCCCCAACAGCTGCCGTGTCATACACGGCCCGGGGGCTGCCCAGGCGGTCGCCAGGGAGCTGGTAGGCGTACTTCCATACGCTGGTTGGCGCGGTAATCAACTGCGACAGCGCGATCTTCTTCATGCTGAAGCTCCACGGGTACATCATTAGTGTGGAGTCACGAATGTCGGGGTAGAGGCGGTCGCAGACGCTGGACTCGTCGGTGCCGTCGTTGAAGGACGAAATGGCCTTCGCGCCCAGCATCAGGAGTGCGTCTGAGCAGATGGTGATCCCGGTGTCGCCTGCAGCCATGTGAACCTCTTAATGTGAGAAGGGCCAGCCTCCGATTGCTCAGGGGCTGGCCCGCTTGCGCCGACTGCGATTAATCGCTATCGGTAGACGACAGGGTGGTGCCGTCGGTAACGTCCACCACGCCGGAAGCGTTGGAGACAACGTAGACCAGGGTGACCACGGCGGTAGAGCCGGTGGAGGTCACGCAATGGATAACGTCGCCCACTTCCAGAGTGTTGGCCAGCGAGTTGAAATAGCCGCTGGTGTTGACATCGGCAATGGTGTCGGTGGTCTTGTAACCATACATCGACGGGGCATTGCCACGCTTGGACGCGCTGTACGCGGTGAAGCCGTCAGCAGAGTAAGCCATGTTTCAGACCCTCCTATTAAGCCGCAGCCGCAGTGTCGCGGGCGGTGATCTTGACGATACCCTCGGCGTCAATCGCCACAGACCCAGCAGAGAACAGGGCATTGACAAGCCAGCTGGTCTTCTCGGGGATGTAGTTGATCTCGGTGCGAGGAGCGATGCCTTCAGCGTAGCCAATTGCTTGGTTGTGGAAGGCGTACAGGGTACGGTCGTTAGAACCGTCGATGGGCAGGCCACCTTCAGAACGATCACCCAGCACATGGAACTGGAAGCCCATGAAGCTGTTGATCTCGCCCTGCACCAACGCCTTGACGGTGTTGAAGTCAGAGCTGGTCACCGAGGTCTGCTCCAGCATCGCAGCCAGGGAGTTGGCATGGATGATGATATGGCGGCCATCGGACGGAACGTTTTTGGCGTTCAGGATCTTGGCAGCCTCGCGCAGCTTGGCGATGTTCATGTTGGTGTTAGCACCGCCGATGGAGTTGGCGACAGTGCCGGTGCCGGAGGCAGCCGCCAGCGCATCGAGGATCAGCTGATCCTGGCGACGGCCAATTGCTGCACCGACCACTTGGGCCAGTTCGCTACGCTCATCGAAGTTGACCTTCTGCTGCGAGAAGATGTCGCTGTACTCAGCGGCATTCCAGTCGCCCAGCGTGCAGGTCACGGTGGAGAAGCCGACGTTCATCGGCGTGACATCGGTCTGGGTCACGCGGGCAGTAGCCACGCCCTTGCCGACCTTGGGGAACTTAACGGTGGAGCCTTCGACGCCCCGACGCTGACGCACAGCGCCCACCAGCATTGCTTTGCCCTGGTAAGCCTGTTTGACCTCTGCGTCGAAGAGAGTGACAAAGGCGTTTGAGAGAGAAACGCTCATTTGATTACCTCATTCGGTTGTTGATCAGGGTTTGCGCGTCGGTGAGCCGGAGATCCGGGCCTGTGCTTGCTGGTTGCGCCAGCCAATCGTCAGCATCTCGCTGCGGTCAGGGTCACATTGCTGTGGGCCTTGGGCCTTGATTGTAGGGAAAAAACTACGTTGTCAATAGCCCCCGTTGCATTCTGGACAAAAAAAGCCCCGGCGGGTTAGGCCGGGGCGAGGTGGCAACTGCCTTGCGGCAGACCTTGGAGACTCAGCTCATCACCTGGTTGAACAGGCGCTCGACCTTCTGCCGGTAGGCAGCGTCGGTCTTGTACTTTGGATCGGCCACCATGGCGTACAGTTCCTCCTTGGAGGGTGCGCCGTCGATGGGGGCTGACTCGATGGGCACCCGGCCCTCGTAGGCCTCGCGGATCTTGAGCAGGGCCTGCAGACCGCGGGCGGTGCCGCCCATGATCTTGAACTCCTCGAAGTCGTCCTTGCTCCAGACGCCCTTGTTGACCAGGCCCCTGGCCCAATCGACCATGCCGTTGATCATGGCGTTGGCGTTGGGGCCGAGCTTCTCCATCTCGACCTTGGGATCGACCATGTCATTGCCCAGGATCTCCTGAGCATTGGTCTGCAGGCGCTCAACCAGGTCATCGAACTGAGCCTGGTTTAGGCTGTTTTCCTTAGCCCAGCCGACGATGGTGTTTGCCATCGGGTTATCTGCGGAGTTCTCTCCGAACTTGCTGGTGTCGTACTTGCCGTCAGCAGGCGCGTTGTGTGCGCCCTTGCTGATCTTGCCGCGCAGGTCGCGCCATGACTTGGCCAGGCTCTCGTAGTCGGGCTTGCCGTCCTTGATGAAGTTCTCCGGCAGCCACTCGGGCGGGGCCTCCGGGGCAGCAGCTGGAGCTGCAGCTGCAGGGTCTGAAGCCTTGTGGGGGATCTCCGCTTTCTGCGGTTCTGCGGGTTTCGTGGGGTCTTCGACGGTGACCGAGTCCAATAGGCCGGTGTCGCCACCGGGTTGGTCGTTGGTGTCTGCCATTGGTTAGAGCTTCCTTGCTTGGTTGATCCGCGCTATCAAGTCCCGCACCACGTTCCTCTGCCCCTCGGCAAAGAAGGCATGGGAGGGATCAGCACCCGGCACGGCGACGGGCACATCCACATACATCTCGCGCATCCACTCCAGCAACTTCTGGCCATCCTCGGTGCCGAACACCCGCAGGCACAGGCGCATCAGGTCTTCACGCTTTTGCGTGGCCTCGCGTCTGTCCTCGGTCTGGTCGGCGGCCTCCAGGTCTTCCCAGCTCATGCAGGCATCTCCTCAGCCGGGGCCATGGGTGCGCCACCGGCCTGGGCCTGTGCAACCATGGCCTGAGCCATGATCTGGTCTTGCTGGGCCTTCTGGGCCTCCTCCAGGATGACGGCCCGCTCCTCGCGGGTGTTGCGGACGGCCATGGGCACGCCCAGCTTCTCGCCCAGGTAGTCTGGCAGGGTGTCGGTCTTCAGGGCCACAGCGCCGTCTGCGCCGAAGCCCTGCATGATTTGGGCGTACTGCAGGATGGCCTGCACCTCGTCCATGGCCTGGGCCTGGGCCAGCGGGGCCTCGGGCACCACCTTGACCTCGAGGCCGTTGACCCGCAGCGGCATATCGATCAGGCCGCGCTCGTCCATGACCTCCAGGATCTTGGCCACCAGCGGAATCATGGTTTCGTTGATCAGGCGACCGAAGGCGCTGCCCAGGTTCTGCGACAGCTCCTTCATGCGCTCCACGATCTCGGTGGCCGAGCGGGCGCTCATGTTGTCCGGCGGCAGGGACTCGTCCAGCAGGATGCGCTTGACGTTGGAGCGCAGGTCATTGATCACCAGCTGGCTGACGTTGAAGTCGCCGGAGCGGGGCAGGGCGGCCAGGGCCGGGCCTTGCGGGCCGCCGTTGCGGGCCACCGGGATGATCGCGCCGGGGGCCAGCTTGACGGTGTTGGGGTTCAGCACCCCGTCGTCGGCAGCCGTGTAGACCCCAGAGACAGCCAGGCTGGCGTTCTTGAGCAGCAGCTCGATGGTCTTGTTCAGGGTCTTGATGTCGGGCAGGGCGGTGAGCAGCGGGCCGCGGCCATAGATCTCGCCGGCCACCTTCATGTAGCGCGAGATCACCCAGGGGCTGGACTTGCGCCGGCGGTAGACGATCTCCTCTTTGCCGTGCTTGTAGATAACGTGGTAGCAGTAGTCGCCGCGCTTGGCGTCATAGATGGTGGCCTCGAGCAGCTCCACATCCTCGGTGGGCTTGTCCTGGATCAGGCGGGCCAGCTGGCCTTCAATCTTGGCATCCGGCCATTGGCGCTGGATGGACTCGCCCTTCATGCGGATCTTGCGGTAGACGTTGTCCACCTGGCCGTTCGCGCCCTCCTCGTAGGTGACCAGGAACAGGGGCACCGGGATGAAGTTGATGGGGCTGATGTCGTCACCAGGCTGCACCATCATGCAGGCGGTGCCCACGGCCAGGTCGAGCAGGAACTCGCCCATGGCGATGTCGAAGTTGCTCTGCCGCAGGACTGTGAACATCTTGTCGTTGTAGATCTCCAGCACGGCCTTGGCGGTGCCTTGGCGGTCAGCGGGGATGTCGCTGCCGGCATCCAGGCGTGCCCACTTGCGCTGGGGCGGGAAGACCGCGGACTGCAGCCGGTTGGCGAATCGCTGGGTGGAGTTGATGGCGGTGGAGTCGAAGACCCGCGTCATCTTGTTCTTGCCGGTGTAGTTGCCCTCCCAGACTCCGTACAGCTGGCGCTGGGGCAGGGCGAACTCGTAGGCATCCATGTACAGCGCCTGGAACTCGTCCTTCTTCTTTTGGGCGATGTCCTGGCGCTTGACGATCTGCTCAGGGGTCAGGCGCATCCCGCCGGTCTTGTCTTTGTATTCCATGATTCAATCAGTCCTTCTGAGCTTTGTACTTGGCCAGCAAGTTGCGGCCCTTGGCGGCCAGGCGTGCAGCAGCTGCAGTGGTGCGCGGGGCAGGCTCGCCCCAGGCACGCGCTGCCAGCGCCAGGCGCGTCGGCTCGCCGTTGTCCTTGACCAGCGGGCCGCTTGGGTCGGTGTAGAAGCGAGTCAGGAATGACCCCTTGCGGCGGGCACGCTCACCCGACGGGCTGGACTCCTTCACGCCGGGCTGCAGGTTCTTGCTCTCGCCCGTGCGCTCGTAGTGCCGCCGACCGGCCTCGGTCAGTCCACCCTCGGGGTCTTTGAGCCTGCTCACTTTTTGGCCTTGGCTGCCGCCATGTTGTCGATCAGGTTGGGATAGGGGCGACCGGCCTTCTGCGCCCGGCGCATGGCCATGCGCTTTTGCGCGTCTGACAGCTCCCGGGGCTTGCCCAGATCCTTTGGCCGGGGCTTCTCCCAAACTTCTTTACCTTCCATCATTCGTCCTCCTCTTTGAGCAGGTACTCGGCCAGCAGCTGGCGCTCCATGCGCGTAAGCGTCAGGTTCTTCTTGAGCTTCTTGCCCAGGGCCACCTTCTGCTCGTCTTCAAGCTCAGGCTTTTCCATCGGCTTGTCTTCGCCGTTCTTCTCGATCTCGATCTCGATCTTCATGCGTAGGCCTCCTTCATCAGGCCACCCTTGCGCTTGGAGCGCGAGCGGCGCTGCTCAGACAGAGCGATGGCAATGGCCTGCTTGCGGTCGGTGACCTTCTGGCCGGAGCTGGACTCCAGCTTGCCCTGCTTGTACTCACGCATGACCTTTTCAACTTTGTCCATTGCTACCTCCCAACATAGTGCGAGTGCTGCGGCGCGTGGCCTGCAGGCGTGCGGCGCGGCGCTCACCGACCTCGCGCTGCATCGTCTGGCCCAGCTGGCTGCGCCTTGCTTCAAACTGTTCGCCGCCCTGGAACTGCTCGACCTGCGGGGCCATCGGCACATCCGGCGCAGTCGGTGCTTTCTCGGTGAACGTGGGCACGGGCTTGGGTTCGTAATAGGTGAACTTCTCGGTCTTGGTTTTGCCGTACCAAGTGCGGTAAGACGTTTCACCCTGGCGCTCCACCACGGGATCCTTCTCCAACTCGGCCAGCTGCTGGCGATACGCCTCCAGCTTGGCGTTGTAGTCGGCCAGGGCAGCCTGGTACTGGGGATTGGCCACCTGCTGGTACTGTTGCATGGCCGCCTCAAACGGTGCCATCTGCTCGCTCACGCGGCCCTGGTACTGCGCGAAGTTCCTCGAATAGTCCTCGGTCAGCGCGGCGATCTGCGACTTGTACTCATTGGCCAGGCGATCCAGGCCGCCGGTGCGGCGCGACAGGCGGGCCAGGTTGACCTGTGTGGGGCGTATTGTGGCCATTACTGCAACATCCCCGAGGAGCCGCCCAGGTTCATGCCGACGCCCAGCTCGGCATCCATGCGCTCACCAGACAGCAGCGAGCGGCGGCCCCCGCGGGTGCGGGCACGCAGGGCAGAGGCCTCGGAGGCCGCGGCCTTGCGGCGCTCCTCATCGGCGGCGGCCTGGACTTCGCGGGCCTTCTGTTCCATGGCCAGCTTGTTGTCGCGGTAGGTCTGCGCCTGCAGATCGAACTGCTGGCGGGCAAGATCAGCCTGCTGCTGCAGCGAGGTGGCCTGCTGGGCGTAGGCCTGCGTCTGGCGGGAGATCTCCTCGCGCATCCGCGTGGCATCGGCGGCCTGTTGTGCTAACGCCGCACGCTGATCTGCTGATGCCTGCTGTCGGCTCTTCTTGGCCTGGTAGGCGCTGACGCCCGCCGAAGCGATGATCGCTGCTGCAATCCACGGCATAGTTACTCTCCAATCAAAACTTCATCCACCTTGTCCGGGTCTGTCTCGTCAGTCGCGTGAACACAGAACCAGACGCTGTCCTCTAGGGCCACGATGTTGTGATGCTTGCCAGCCTGGATGCACAGGCAAGCCGGGGCCTTGTATTCCTGCTCAACACCGTCAACCGTTACCAGCACCCGACCGCTAGCCAGAATGCTCAGGTGATCGTAGGTATGGGCGTGCGTCACCGCGTAGTGCCCGCTGGGCAAGTGCATCTGCTTGGCGTACACGCCCGCCGAGAAGTGATGCACCACACCCAGGTCGATGTCGATACTCATACCAATAGATTCTATTGGGGGCTGTACAAGATGCAAGCTGTCCGATGGCGCAGTGACATCACCCTGAGAAGACATCGAAGTCCTGCTTCATTATCACGGTCTGGTTCATGGGCCTGCCGCCGAGGCTGGGAGTGCGGGTCATGCGGTTGTACTCGCCGCCGCCGAGCATCAGGTAGCCGAAGGAGTCACCGATGTGGGAATGCTCGTTCTTGTTGGGCGCATCCCTGAATCGCTCCTGGCCAGAGCCGACAGACACGCGCTTAAAATGGTAGCCGCCGCCCAGCGCCTTGCGGAGGAGCTTGCATTGCCTGTTGACGATCAGCCCCGGCTTGCCGGCGATCAGGCGCTGCATGGGGGCTGCAGCTGCTTCTCGGCGCACCTTGAAGTCGTTGCTGGCCGTCGGCTGCGCCCGTAGCCCCAGGGTTCGCAAGAAGTCGAAGCTGGTGACCTCGTAGATCGCATCCCGGGCCATGCCGGCGGGGTCGCCCCACAGCAGTACCTGGTGGTTGGGGTAGTGCTGGTTGAGCAGGGCCAGCAGCTCCAGGCCGAACCGCTCCAGGCCCATGTCGAAGGTGACGATCTCCTTGTGGATGACCCAGCGGCCATTGGGCAGGCGCTGTCCGATGGTGGCTGCGGGCGTCAGGCCGAAGTCCAGGCCGATCTGGATGGGCACGGTGGGATCCACCTCGGTGTCGCCGGACATGGTGCTGTCCTCGTACTCGGGCCAAACGGGGCGGCCTTCCTGGACGTAGGTGTACAAGCCCCCGGCGTAGCAGCGGATCCAGTCGAGGTTCTTGCCCAGCAGCATCTGCGGGTAGTAGCCCGCGGGCAGGTTGTTGATGTTCTCGGCCTTGGGGTTGACCTTCCACCACTTGCCGGCGCTGTAGACATGGTCGTTGGCCTCGGGGTTGTCCGGCAGGGTGTCGGGGTCTGCCTCCATCACACCGCCTGGCTGCTTCCAGAACTTCCAGGCATACGGGCCGGACATCTTTTCCTTCTCGGCCATGTTGTGCCACCAATGGTCATCGTCCATCGGGTTGGTGTCCATCCAGATGCCGTGCCAGGTAGCGCCCCCGTCGCGCTTGGTCGGGTAGCGACCGACCCGGTGGGTCAGGCCGTCGATCACCGCCTTCGGTAATTCTCGGGCCTCGTTGACCCAGGCCCCGGTCAGCTCGAGCGACAGGAGCTTCCTGACGTCCTTGGGCTGGTCAAGGGCCAGGAAGATGACCTCGCAGTCGATGCCTGCAGCGCCATCACGGGCCGGCAGCCGGATGTGGTGGGTGATGGGTGGCGTCCACAGCATCGGGCCGAAGGTGGCTTCGGGGAACAGATCCAGCCAGGTCTTGATGGTGGTGGTCTTCAGCATCGGGTAGCTGTTCCTGACCACCGCCCAGCGTGAATAGCGGATGTTGTCGATGGGGCTGGGCTTTTGCTGGACAGCCTTGATGAAGATCTTGGACGCGCACCCGTAGGACTTGCCCGACCCAACCGGCCCCATGATGCCCTGCACGAAGGCGTTGGACTGGATGAAGTCGTAGATGACCGGGGACTTGCTGAAGTCCAGGCGCAGGCCAGACATGGCCACGGCCTTGTCACTTTGTTCTTTTGTTCTTGCCATTGCTGGTCACCGCTTTCATAAAGACATGGAAGTGCTTGGGGTCGAGCTTCATCGGGTGCTGCTTGTTGGACAGGCCATGCACCGTGGCCACATCCACCCCGGTGGCCCGCTTGGCGTTGACCACCGCGGTGGAGCGATCCGACGCCACTGCGGCCTTGTTGATCTCTGACCAGTTGATCACCGTCTGGTAGGCAGGATCGCGCCAATGGAAGGCCGCCAGGGGATGACAGCTGCAGCGGTACTTCATCGGTTGGGGCAGTCGCGGCCCTGGCGGCAGTGGTGATTACACGGCGGGCAGATGTGTTGCATGGACAGCAGCGTGCTGGCCTTTGATCGCACCTCCTGGCTCACAGCATGACCCAGGTCTTCTGGGTCAAGCAGCCGCAGCAGGAAAGAGCGCAGGGCCACGTTGTGCGCCGTGATCCGCTCGGCAGCAGCGCGTAGGGTTTCGATGTCATTCATGCGATACCTCCGGCGGCGGGGCCACCACGTTCACATCAATCACGCTGGGCTTCTCGCTGCCGTCGTCAGGGTTGTCCAGCAGACCGCTCGCCTTGGCCAGCAGACGCAGCACACCCACCTTGTCGTACAGCTCGATCTCCAGCGTGCTGTTGCCTTCCTTGTCCACGCGAGTGCGGATCGTCTTGATGGCCTGCAGCGCGTGTTCAGGGATGTCCGATGCAGCCTTGACCCTGACCTGGCCATCCTCGCCCCAGGTCATCACATCGGTGATCTTGGTGTTGGCCATGCACAAGAGCGCATAGGCCACGGCCTCCCGGTTGGCCAGGATGGTGGCGCTACGCTCCAGCCGACGCTGGACGCTCCTGACCCCGCCCCAGTTCTTCAAGGACGGGATCTGCTCGGACACTCGAGACTTAGGCCTTGGCATCCCGCGCTTTCAGCATGGCGTCAGCCATGCGGTATGCGTCATCAGCGACATCGCGCTCACCGTGGCCGGGGGTCAGCTCACGCGCATCGGCGCACCAGCCAGAGGCCAGCAGCCCCTGCATCGCCTTGGCAGCGAAGTAGTCGCGCAGGGTCATGCCATGCTCGTTGTCTGTCAGGTCAAAGTGCATGGCAGGAAAGGCAGGGGTATCAGAACGGGATGTCACTGTCGTCCCCTTGCGGCTGATACCCGTTGCCCTTGGCCGTGTTGTGCGAGTCCATCGGCTTCGCAGCAGCCTGCAGCTGGTTGCCGATCTTCACCGAGATCCAGGTGTCCCCAGCCTTGGTCTTCTTGGGCGTGATGTCCAGCCAATGCAGGCTCCCATCAGGCAGCATCACCTTGCCCTTGTACGCAGGGTGCCAGTCCTCCGTCTTCTTGTCGTTCTTGAAAGCCGATCCCTGACCAGGACGCATCTCGTAGTTAGTGGCCATTTACTTAAAGCTCCTTCTGGTTGATTGTCAGGCAATTACCCGTGCCAACAAATACGGGGGAAAAATTGAGGATGGCCCCCGCTCGCGCATGGGAGGGGGCGGGGGGAAAGGGGTGCCTTCACGCGCACGGTGACGCCCGCGGTATCGCCTGCGCGTATGCCGGCGCATATGGTTGGCCTCGGCTCCCTGGGGACACGCTGCCCCCTCCCCCCTGGTTCTGGACACGCCAGGCACCCCCCCCCTTGTCCAATTCCCATACGTTCGTCTGGGTTTGCGACACAGGCCCTACAAGGCGCTGGAGGCTTGAGCTGGTACCCATGCCTAGGCTGACCCCTGATCGCGTCTCCTGGGGCCTTCTAGGTGCCTTGCTGGGCATCATTGGATCCTGCCGGCATCTGCCAGGCTGATCACCTCGGCTGCCAGGCGCTCGGGGTTGGGCGCGATGCCCTCGGCTGCGTAGGTGTCCAGCAGGATCTGCAGCGCCTGGCCGGCCTCGGCGTCGGTCACGCCTGCGGATGCGATCTCAGCTCTTTGCTTTTCGTTCAAATGTCGTAGAACACTTATAGTTGTATTAATACTCTTACTCTTACCTATCTCTATATCTGTGTTCTCTGTGTTCGGGGACACTCCTGAGTGTCCTATAGGTTGCCTATGGAGTGAGTTATCCACAGGCTGCGGTGTCCTATGCTGAGACTCCTCATTGGACACTCCTGGGTGTCCTATGGTGCGCTTCCTGGTGGCCTTGGCGTTGGCCTCCTTGATGGCCTTGACTGTCCTGGTTTCGCCTAACTTGGGCATGGTCTTCCTTTCGGTTGGTGGTGTCTTCAGCGCCTTGGCGATCAGGCTGGCGATGCGTGCCTGGCCGGCTGGGTCTGGTGTGTCTTGCATGGCTGGTGGCCTGGTGGGTTCTTGGGCTGAGGTGATGGCGATGGCTGTCTCTGCGTCCACGGTGGGGTCGAAGATCACGCGGATGGTGTTGGAACGCTCGCCCCTGAACCCCTTCTTGACGATCTCGACGTAGCCCAGCCGGCGCAGCTGGGCCATCTGGTTGGTGATGGCCTGGCGGCTGATGCCCAGGTCGCTGGCCACCTTGGCCTGGCTGACCCAGGTCATGCCGGCCCGGTTGCAGTAGCTGCAGATGGCTGCCAGCACGCGCAGGCCGCCGTCGGTCAGCTGCTTGTCGGCCACCGCTCGGAAGGGCAGCACGCACAGCGTGCGCTGGTCTGGCGGGGCTTCCTTCTCCCGCACCTTGGGGCGCTTGGGCAGCTGGAAGGGGACGATGTTGTCAGGCAAGGCGCTCATTCCTGCGGATCTCTCTCATGTACTGTCGGATGCGCTGCTCGGCACCCTCGCCGTAGACCTTGTCCATCCTGGCCAGGTGGCCGTCCACCAGGGCCTTGTCCTGGGTCACTTCCCAGGTGGTCAGCAGCTCCCTGGCAGCCGCCCGCTCGAGGATCCGGCGCTCGGGCAGGGTGCCGCGGTGCTTCGGGTACCAGGGCTTGAACGGGCGCTTCATCGCCTAGCCTCCCGCTTGGCCTGCAGCCGTAGTTCCTTGGCCAGCACCTGGCGACCTCGGTCGGTGACCACGCTGCCGGCGCTCACCAGGCCGCGGCGGCGCAGCGACCAGTAGGTGACCCAGCTGCCGGGCACGTTGTTGGTCAACTTGAACCGCCAGCCCATGGCGAAGTGCTTGAGCATGAAGACCTGGTGGCAGGACAGACTCATGGCCGGTGCCTCTCGATCCATGTCCAGCGCCGCCAGGTCATCACCTCGGCGCGAATCAGGTCATAGCGGCTCACGCCGGTAAATTGCTGCTGCACCTGGCGCAGACGCCGCAGCACCTTGGCCTCCATCTGGCGCACGCGCTCCTTGCTGATGCCTAGCTCCTGGCCTACGTCCTCCAGGGTGCAGTCCTCCAGCACCAGGCGCTGCAGCACCAGGCTGTACCGCTCGTCCAGGTCAGCGGCCTCCAGGATCTTCTCCAGCAGCTCGCGCTGCTCGACCTGCTCCAGGTCGGTGATGTAGTCGAATGACCAGCGCCAGGCCGGCAACGGCTCCAGCTCCTCGTTCCTGCTGTGCCAGATCTTGTTCACCTCTGGCGGGTTGTTGGCGCTGTTGAGCTGCCCGTAGTACGGTGATGCGAAGCCCCTCATGCAATTGTCCTGGCCCGCCTGGCGAGCAGTTCTTTGGCCACGAAGTCCAGCGCCTTCTCCAGCTGGCCCACCGTGCAGGCGTCCAGCTGGGCGTCATGGATCTCCATGCCCAGGTTCATGGCCGTCAGCTCCGGCCCGGTGAACAGGAAGCGGTTCTTGGCCAGCCCGCGGCGGCCCATGGTCACAATGGCGTCCTGGGCGGCGGTGATCTCGGCCCGGTACTCGGTGCCCAGCTCGCAGGTGATGGCCAGGGCCTCGGCCACGTTCATGGCCGCGATCAGGATGTCGATGTCATCTCGGCTGCCGGTGCCGGCGACCATGCTGGCCAGGGCCTGGTGGTTCTTGATCTTTAAGGTGACCGCCTTGCCGGTGTGCTGCACCAGCCGAAAGCCCCCCAGCACATGGCCCACCGTGTCCATGATCACGCCCTTGGGCTTGTACTTGCTGCGCTTACGCATCGTCGCTCCTGTCCAGCATGGCCACGATGGCGATGGCCACCAGCAACAGCGGCATGGCCAGGGCCAGCGCCAGGGCAAGAGCGCAGGCCCAGATCATCGGCAGCCCCCCAGCAGGCTGATGCCGGCGTTGACGGCGTGCGTGCCAAGCCAGAGGGCTGCGCCCGTGCCGGCCACCGTGATCACGAAGGCCGCGAGCTTCTCCCAGAAGGTTGGTTCGTTCATTCGATGTCCTCCTTGACGGTCACCACCAGGCGCGGCTCCAGGCTGTACTGCTTGGTCACCAGCAGCCGCACCACTTGCACATCGTCGGCGTAGACCACGCCGTTCAGGGCGTCCAGCACCGCCTTGGCCACGTTGTCCAGGTCTGGCTTGCCGGGGATCTCCTGGCCATCCATGGCGCGGATGCGCTTGGCCCGCGTCCAGCTCTTGGGGATGCCCTTGTAGGCGTCCACGCGGACATGGACAGGCAGCTCGGTCGCAGGGCAGGGCATGGCCTCGGCTGCCCTGGTGGCGATCAGCCGCTCGTACTCGACGGTGGCCGCCGGCGTGTAGGTGCGCCCGTTGCCGAACCGCGGACGGCCCTTGCCCTTCGGCTCACCAGGCACGATGAACTGCACCTCCATCACAGCAGGCCAGCCTTCCGCAGCGCCTCGAGGTACTGCTCGTATTGCTCGGCCTTGCTAGGCAGGGGCTGCTGGTCGGTGACCGACAGCGCCAGCTGGATCAGATCCACGGGCAGGGCCTGGCCCTCGCGGGCCATGTCCAGCACCCTGATGGCCTCCTGCTGAGTCATCGCGCCCCCTGCAGCAGGCGATCCAGGCGCTGGCTCACATCGGCGTAGCGGTCGCGCAGCTGCTCGCGGATGGCCTCATCCACCACCGAGGCCAGGCTGCGGCGCTGGTCTGCAGCAGCCCGGTCGAGGAGGGCACGGGTGTCGGGGCGCAGGCGCACCACCAGGGGCTTGTTGGGTGACTTGCTCATGTTGATCCTGTATTCACGGCGACGGCGCGGATCATACTCTTGGGAGCTGTACGGGTGCCGCTTCAGACAGCGGATTAGGGTTTGTCCCTAGAAAATAGCGGGGGAATTGGCTTGTGTACAGCCTCCTGACTTCGTGTATGATTCGCTTCAACGATGTCGCGGTGACATCGGGAACCACCGAGATACAGGAGTTCAAGAGATGACCAAGACCGAAACCCAAGTCCGCAGCAAGTTCGCTGCCTACTTCCTCGACCTGCAGGCCGACCTGGCCCGCGACGGCGTCACCGTCAACAAGCAGTCCGAGTGGGAGTTCTTCATCGAGCATTGCATCGAAGAGGGCGAGGTGCCTGCAGAAGCTCGCAGCTGGAAGTGCCCGCGCAGCCTGAAGTCCCTGGTCTTCAACGCGGAGGTCTGAACCATGGCCCCGCACACCGGCAAGTTCGTCGCGTACTACCGCGTCTCGACCGACAAGCAGGGCCAGAGCGGCCTGGGCCTTGACGCCCAGCGCGAGGCCGTCGCCCGCCACATCGGCCAGGCCGAGCTGGTCGCCGAGTTCACCGAGGTCGAATCTGGCCGCAAGAATGACCGCGAGCAGCTGGCTCACGCCCTGAGCCTGGCCAAGCGTACAAAGGCCACCCTGGTGATCGCCAAGCTCGACCGCCTGGCCCGTAACGTCCACTTCATCTCCGGCCTGCTGGAAAGCTCTGTGCCCTTTGTCTGCGCCGATATGCCCGAGGCTGACCGCACCTTCCTGCAGATGATGGCAGTGTTCGCTGAGTGGGAGGCCCGCAAGATCAGCGAGCGCACCAAGGCAGCCCTGGCCCAGGTCAAGGCACAGGGCCGCCAGCTGGGCAGCCCCACCCCCGAGATCGGCAGCGCCGCCGGCATCGCCAAGATCCAGGCCAAGGCAGACCGCTACGCAGAGCGCGTTGGCCCCCTGGTGCAGGACATCATCCGCAAGTCGGGTGCCTCTACCCTGCGTGACATCGCCGCGGCCCTCACCGCCCGCGGCATCGAAACCCCCCGCGGGAACATCAACTGGAACCCGAGCCAGGTGTCCAACCTGCTCAAGCGCATCGGCAACTAAAGGAGAAAACCATGCAGAAACAAACCCCCTACAACACCGGCAAGGTCTTGATCGGCTCGCAGTACCAGCCCCCCAGGCGCGTGAACCTGAGCGCCACCGAGGAGCGCCTGCAGTCGGCGCTGCTGGGTGACAAGCAGTCTGCCAGCGAGCGGGCCGAATGGCTGTTCCTGCGCTGCCTGTACGTCATCGCTGCGGTGGCCCTGGCCATCATCTGGGTGACCCGGTGATGCAGCCGCAAGAGATTGGACGGGCGATCCGGGACGCCCAGATCGACCTGTTCCAGCACAGGGACGCCGAGTTCCTGACCCGCTGCCGCACCCTGGCCGTCGAGGTTGCCCGCCGCCAGGGCACCGTCAGCATCAACGACATCCGCTCGGGCATTCAGCTGCCGGCAGAGATGCACCCGTCTGTGCTGGGCGCAGTGTTCAAGACCAAGCAATTCCAGGCCTGCGGATTCACCGAGGCCACCCACCCCCAGGCGCACGCCCGTGTCGTCAGGGTCTATCAGCTGACCAACCAAGGAGAAACCAATGGTCAATAAAGTCACCCCCGACACGATGCTGTCGGCCAGCCGCCTGCCAGGCGTCATGGGCATCAGCCGCTACCAGACGCCCAACGATGAGCTGGAGTACAGCATCCGCGCCTTGAAGGGCGAGGAGCGCCGGGACATCGGCAATGAGGCCATGGCCTGGGGCAACCTGATGGAGCCGATGATCCTCGAGGACGCGGCCCGCCGGCTCGAGCTGGTGGATCTGGTCACCGACCACCCCACCGCCAGGTTCCACGATAGCCTGCCGCTGTGCTGCAGCCTGGACGGCACGGCAGACGGGCGTGGCCAGATCATCAGCACCGACCCGGCTGCCGGCGTGTACGTCATCGGCCAGGACAGCATCCAGCTGGAAGGCGTCGGCGTGCTGGAGGCCAAGCTCACCAGCATGGCACCCGAGGATATGCCGCCCCTGTGGCGCGGCCCCATCCAGCTGCAGGCCCAGATGGACATCGTGCAGGCCAAGTGGGGCGCGGTGGCCACCTTGTACCGGGGCACCGAACTGCGCGTGTTCGTGTTCGCACCGCACCAGGCAACGGTCAAAAAAATTGCAGAGGTTGCCCGCGACTTCCAGCGCCGGCTGGATGAGTGGAAAGAGACAGGCCTGGTGGACTACTACCCGCCGCAGGACGATGAGAAGTGGCCAGACCTGCGCGGCCCGTTCCCGATTATCCCGGTGGCCGCCGTGTTGGATGACAGCTGCATCGAGCGGGCCGAGAAGATCCTGGCCAAGCGCAAGGAGATCAAGAAGCTGCAGACCGACCTGGACAGCGATGAGGAGAAGCTCAAGGAGATCCTGGGCGCAGCCGAGATGGGCATCGCCGGCCAGTACCAGATCATCCGCTCGACCCGCCACTACCAGGCCCAGCCCGCCAAGATGGTGCCGGCCAAGGAGGCCTACACCATCCGGCAGTCCACCCTCACCATCAAGCCGGTGAAAGCATGACCTTCCCCGCCATCATGGAAGCCCACAACCGGGCGCTGGTCGCCTTGCTCAACGCAACCGACATGACCGAAGAGCAGGCCGATGAGGTCATCACCTCCATCGTCGCCCTGGTCTTCCAGACAATCAAAGAGTACCTGCCAAACGAAGGAGACATGAAGTGCAACTGACCACTACCCGCCAGGGCTTCGCGCCCACTACCATCACCGAGGCCATCCAGTTCAGCGAGATGCTGGCATCCAGCCAGATGGTGCCCAAGCAGTACCAAGGCAAGCCGCAGGACATCATGGTCTGTGTGCAGTGGGGCATGGAGCTGGGCCTGGCCCCGCTGCAGGCGCTGCAGAACATCGCTGTCATCAACGGCAAGCCAAGCGTGTACGGCGATGCAGCCATGGCGCTGGTGCAGGCCAGCCCCCTGTGCGAGGGCGTCGAGGAGTTCATCGAAGGCGAGGGCACGAACAACCCCATCGCCGTCTGCGTGGCGCACCGCAAGGGGCGCAAGCCAGTGCGATCCACATTCAGCGTTGAAGATGCCAAGCGAGCCGGCCTGTGGGGCAAGCAGGGGCCATGGCAGGCCTACCCTAAGCGGATGCTGGCCATGCGGGCCAGGGGCTTTGCCCTGCGTGACGCCTTCCCTGATGTGCTCAAGGGCCTGATCACTGCGGAGGAGGCCCAGGACTACCCAGCCGAGGACAAGCCCCGCCAGGCCCCGCGTAACCCCCTGGACGCCCTAGCCCCTGCAGCCCCGGCCCTGCCGGTCAGCGAGGTGGTGGCCATGGAGCAGGCCATGGCCGACACCGTTGACCCGGAGCCGGTCGAGGTTGTCGAGACTGTTGCTGTGGAACCACAGATCACCGACGCGGTGACGGTGATCGAGCGCGAGCCTGGCCAGGACGATGAGGAGGTGGGCCTGGCCCCCGATGGTTTCGCCCTGATGGTGCCTGGCAAGGACGCCCCGTTCAGCACCCATGCCAGCATCGAGGAGTGGTCAGCAGCGTATGAGGAGCTGGCCGGCAAGACGGCCAAGGCGGGCAAGGTGCCGGCCAGGGATCGGATGACCAAGCTGCGCGAGCTGAAGGAGGCCAATGAAGGCCTGCTCAAACGGGCCGATGTGGTGTGGAGGGCCAAGCACCTGGCCGGCTACCAGCAGCGCCTGCGTGCGCTGGGTGCCGCCCAGTAATCAGGCGAGCATCTGCTGGGCGGCGCTGGCTACCTCGGTCACGCGCCTGCCCCAGCCCTTGCCGAACGTGCCCCAGGTCGGCAGGGACTGCATGAAGGCCAGACGCCTGGCTTGGTACTTGGTCAGCAGCTCGGCAGGGTCAGCCTCGGCTACCTTGCCCAGCGTGCCAGGCCCGATGGCCCCGTCTGGCACAGCGCCCACGCATTCCTGCAGCCACTTGGCCGCACGGCCTGGGCCTGAGTTGATCGCAGCGTCGAAGACCGCGTAGTCCACGCCGGTCGGCAGGTCGTCGCCCTTGATCTTGTCCCAGTACTTGGCCTTGTACATGGGGCCAACCTTCTCAGGTGTCAGGTCGCGCATCTCCTGCTCGGTGACATCCCGGCCCAGCCATTCCTCCCAGACGCGCTTGGTCACGCCCAGGTTGGTCATGCCGCCTGGATCCTTGGGGTGGTTGACGTAGCCGCCCTCATGGTGGAGGACAGCTGCCAGTGCGGCGTCGAAGTTCTCTTTCATTTCTTGCCCTTCATGTCAATGATCTTCTCAAGCGTCCTGCCGCCAAAGTAAAAGCTCATGATGAGCATACCCCACTGGCCCAGCAGTTCGACATAGCGCTCGTTGGTATCCATGTCAAAGGCGCTCATCATGGCGAAGATGAAGTAGCCCGCCAGGATGAAGATCAGCGTCATGGGTCGGATGTTCTTGGACAGCCAGGAGTCGCTGCCCATGTCGGCCTTCAAGCGCTCGGTCAGGTTGTTTTGCTCTGTCTCAAAGAGCTTGGTGTCGTTAGCCATACGGGCCAGCTCACCGTCCTGGGCCATCTTGGCCAGTTCAGCCTGAGCCTTGGCCTTGGCCTCTGGGTCAGGAATGAGCTTATCGACGAGCTTGCCGCCGACTTCAAGTAGTGCTGCTAGGGGTAGCATCTTTCTTCTCCTCTACAGGTTCATCATCCGGCGGTGGTTTGCTGTTCAGGATGTCCTTGCCCTTGATGGCCAGCAGCGTGGCCAGGCTGCCAAGAATGTACTTGCTCATATCGGACAGCAGGAAGAAGAACTGCTTGTCAGCAGGCGCGATGCCGGACATCGGCTGCGTCACGAAGACCAGCGAGTACAGCGAGAAGAACACCATGCCCATCACGGTCAGGGCGAACACCACACCGATGATGAACCGCAGGATGGAGTCGAGCTGCTCGGGGCTGTACTTCATTTCTCGTTCTCCATCTTCATGTCGGTGGGTCGATTCAGTTGATCAGGGCACACGCCATTGATGGCACACATGGGGCGCACACAGTCGGCACGCTCCCAATGCTTGGGGTTCTGGCAGTCGTAGCGGAACCGCTCCTCACACCCGGCGAGCAGCAGCGCAGTGGTCAGCAGCAGGTACTTCATTGCATGGCCTGCCTGATGATAAAGATGATGATCACGCCGATGATGATGACGGCAATCGCGCCACCGACAATCTGCGCCGCCAGGATCCGCTGGGCCACCAGCTTCTTGCGGGCGATGCGGGCCTCGCGCTCGGCCTTCTCGCGGGCCTGCCGGATCTTGGCTCGCTCGATGAGCATCTGCTCCCAGAGTTCGGGATACCCCCCGTAAACCAGTTGATGTTTCAATTGCTCCTCCATTTCGCGCAACTGGTTGGCCTGCATGACGATTTCCATCGCCTTGCCGGTATCAGACTGGCCCTTCTTGCCCGCATCGTTAGCCGCCTTTTGGACAGCATCCTTGGCGTCAAAAAACTTCCCAAACTCGCCCACCAGACCTTGGATGTCCTTGCCCAGCTTGAGCGCCTTCTGGATCCCAGCCACCGCGGCCTGGGCCGTAGCGAAGGCGGTGATGGGATCAATCACGGTCAGCCTTTCCAGTGACTGGTCAACCAGGAGATGCCGGCACCAACCATGCTGGCGATGGTCATGCCCATCCAGAAGCCGCCCTTGCCTTTGTTGGCAAGAGCCAGCAGCTCTTCAATCTGGCGCTCCATCTTGTCGAGCTTTTTGTCCATCGCTTCAAAGCGGCGCTCGTAGTCCTGCACGCGCTGCCACATGGCCCCGTACTTGATGGGGTCGATCTCAGTCGGCTCCACGGTTTACTCCTCTGGTGTGTCCGCAGGCAGCGGCGTGTTGCCTTCTTCCAGCCACTTCAGGTACTGCTGGTAGTCGGTGTTGGCGGGGTCCTGCAAAAACGATATCTGGCTTCCATCATCGTTTGTGAACTGAACACCAAGATCGCCGCTTGACGTTTTATACAGCTTGTACATTACAACTCCGCAGAAATAATTAGAGACGCGCTGGCATTGCTTGCATAGAGCGCAGACCCCTGACCTGAAGTAAGGCCGCTGGCAACAGTGATGCCGATGTTTGGTGAGCGCGTGCTTGCTCGGTCAATCGTGAGGGCCGTGGCAGTAACTGTGTTAGCTGCGCCATTAAGCGCGTTGAAGTGCGATGCGCTACTTACAGTCAGCGTCTGTGAGGTGCTACGCATGACAACCGGCAATTGGATGGTTGCAAAAGCATTTGTGCTGGAATTGGAAAACCCCGTAGCAATCCATTCATTGGTCGCGCTGATCAACTGAATTGCATACCGCTGACACATGATCAACTCGCGCCCGTAGTCGCGGCGCTCAAACGGCGAGGCCACTGAGCCAGCTTCAAGCTGGACGCCGGTGATGTAGAAGGTGGCTCCGTTGGTGCCGACTACGCTGGTTGCGCCGGTGGCGGTGATCAGGTTGCTGCCCGCCCAAGAACCTGCGGTGCCGCTATAGGTTG